ACTCGTGAACTGACCGAAGATCTCCGTGAGGAACTGTCTTCTCTGAAACCCACTCGCCGTCCCGCAGTGGAAGAAGATGAGGATGATGATGCCCTGTCGTACTTCGCCCGTCTTGCTGAGGAGTGAAGACTGATTACTACATTGACCGTGTAAGTAAATCCGAAGCCGCAGAGTTACTTCTGCGGTTTCATTATCTTAAGGACTTTTCTAAATCTTTTAAGAGTGGTTACAACTACGGTTTGTATAAGGGTAATGACTTCTGCCCTTTGAATATTGGCGGTATTCAGGGAGTCTGTGTTTTTACTGGACTCCCTGTTCCAGAAGTCGCACAAGGAGCATTTGGACTTGAACGAAATGATCAACAAGGACTATTTGAACTTTCCCGTCTCTGCATCCATCCAGACACCCAATCTAGTGAGCATAATATCACTTCTTGGTTTGTTTCAAGAGCGATTAGACAGTTACGGAAGGATGCTGAAGTTAAAGCAATCATCTCTTACGCTGATAGTGATTTCCATAGTGGTACAATCTATCGGGCTTGTAACTTTAAATATTGCGGACTCACAGACTCAAAGAAAGATTTCTACTATGCAGACGGAACTAAACACTCTAGAGGCAAAATTAAAGGTGCTGAAGGAGAATGGAAAGACCGCTCCCGCAAGCACCGATATGTGATGGTTTTTGATAAGAACTTAGAGTTATTGTGGTAGTGTAATGTTAGTATTTTGAGTCTGAATCAGAGTGTCTGTAATGTATTCTGAAGACTCTGAATATAACATCTCTCTTCTCATATCATTCAGAAACTGTTGTAGATACGCTGGTTTGAGAAGATAGATGGACCTTTTTTCATCATTCTTTCTGGTTTCATACTCATAGTTTGTAATACCAGTCACAGGACTCAGAGTTTTTGTTCCATCATCTGGATCTGGTATTGTAAAGTTTTGGGTTACAACTTTACCAGCAGGAAGAATCAGGCGGTTGGAAGAATCTTTAACTTCTGTAGTCTCATAGAATCTGATCTTCGTAAGATCGTTGCCATATTTGTTCTCGGCATAATTATAAAGTTGATAGTCTGATAGAGGCCACTGATCTCTGACATTGATGATGTTAGCAGTGGTCAAAACAACCCAATCTAGTTCTGGACTTCCATAGATCTCGTCGGCAACGGTATCTGGACGAGCACCATCTTTGATTTGATACTTGTCAAAGATGGTGAATACATTATATAAGTCATCACGAAATTTGACTCTACGGAAAAGGTTCTTCGCAATCACATAATCCTGCGATGAGTTCTTTCCTGGCAAGAACGATTGATATGCTAGATCTGGTAGTTCTCTGAAGTATCCCATTAGTATCCTGTTCCTATTTGTCCTTCATCAGTTCCATAATCTGATGCGTAAATTGGTTCAAGTTCTTTAAATGACAAATCCATTACTGTTGATACTGGTTGACCATCTGGATAAGTTGCATAAACATTTTCACCTGTGTAGTTAACAGACATATTTTCAAGAACACAACGCTTAAATCTATTCAAATACTTGTGATTGGCATTACCAGTTTTATATCTTAACTCAAAAATATTTGGAGCAGCTAGAAAAATATTACTATTTGGTTGATTAGCATCGGCAAAACTAGCAGAGTCTCTGGGCGACATGTGTTTTTTAAGACTTCTTATAATTAATTTTATTTGATTTGCTTCTGCGGTATTTCTAGGAGTCATTTTAAATGAAAATCTAAAATTACGAATGGTTGGATTATTAAACAAAAGCTCCATATTTGGATTAATAATTTGACCAGAAGATCTTGCTATTGCTTGGTTGAGGCTTAAGTTTCCTATACCAGCAAGGCTTGCTGCTTGAGATGCTAGATTCGTCAATATTAGATTTTTTATCAGTCCTTGGTTCTCTACAGTAGGTTGAATTAAGAATTTATTTATATTTGATAAAATTTCTGTAGTATTTAATTGTCCTTTTGCGTCAAATAGTGGTGTCTTTATAGATCCACCAACTCCTTTAGCAATAGTGGCAGTAATGGCATCAAGACTATCATCAGAGTAGCTAACTTGGTTAGTATCATTAATACTTGATGGCATTGGTAATAGAATGACCCCACCAGATGTTAATGTCTGTCGAGATAATCCACGATTTGCTTCTTTTTTGTTTATATTTACATTTTTATTTTCTGCTCTTGGAGCAAATTTCCCACGATTGATCAAAGACAACTTTTCTAAAGTATTTTCTGATCCAAAATTAGTTACATTTTTTTCTATCAGATTTATCTGTAGATAATCTGTACTATCCGTTAGTGCTTCGTATGGATATCTTAATACTTCTGCCATTTGGCTATTTTTTAACTATTTAGACGGATGTTGGCAAAAGGAATCTCTCTTAAGTCGGCAAGTTCGTCAGCATAAACCTCATACAATTGCCCAGCAACTTCATCATAAGTATATTGTCTTAACTCTCCCCAGTGAAAATTAATACCCTTAAATCCCCATCGGAAAACTTCAGTGACCGCAACTAGAGGATTTTGATCGTAAGTTATATATGGTGTCTTTGGTCGGTAGACAAAAGTATAATATTTACCTGCTCTTGGAACTCGTCCACTTTCTTGTAAAACATTTAAAATCTCAAGCATCAAATCATCGGGATCTTCATTACCAATCACACCATCAATAACCGAACGAACCCGATTGTCATTATCATCGGTTGGATTACTTTCTTGTCTTTGCTTGAGTGTCTTTCTAGGCATCTCAAATACCTAATTCGTTTTCTGTGAGAACTTTAAATTCATAACCACGATCAGCACACCATTCTTCTGCTGCTTTCCACTTTGCCTGATTTTTGGCATACTCATACGCCTCATAGAGATATTGTTTAGTCTGTCTTTTTGGTTTTGGTGGAGGTGTAGTCTGTCTCTTTGGTTTAATCTCAATCAAATACTTTTTAATTTGTCCTGTTGATTCCTGAACTTTGATATAAAAGTCTGGAAAATATCGGTGAGGTTTGCTATCTACTGGAGACCGATACCATACAAACATTTCCTCTGATCCCCATTCCAAAATCTTTTCATTTATATCACAATAAACCATAAATTTACGTTCCCAAAGAGATCTATAGATGATATTCGTTGGATCTCCTTTGTATTTTTGTGGAAACGATGGTTGGTATTTTCCCTTATATGACATCTAAATACTTTATAATTAAGACTCCATAAGAGATATTTAGATGGCTGGTACGCCTGTATACACCATACTAACTCAAGATCAACGTAAATTATACAGTGATCTTTCCTTGAGTAATGAATATGTAGTTGAATTTGGTCTACCATCAGATCTTATACAATTTTTAGGTAGAGAGGGTTATATAGAATCTGGTGTTAGTTTAGATACGAGAGCATATGGTGTTCTTTGCTCCGATATATCTTTACCAGGATCAACTTTTGCTACATCCGAAGTTAAAGATAATTTCTTAGGAGTTACTCAAGAATTTGCTCACACTAGACTGTATACTGATATTGATGCGACGTTTTACGTTGATAGAAAATATAGAGTATTGGAATTATTTCAAGGTTGGATGGATTTTATATCTGGTGGTTCTGGCGGGAAAGTAGGACAAAATTCACAAGATAAGGGATTTTATAGAAGATTTAGATTTCCTGACGATTATAAAACTTCTGTTCAGATCGCTAAAATGGAAAGAGATTATGGACTTGTTGGTAAAGAATATAAATCAAGAACTTATAATTTAGTTAATGCTTTTCCAAAATCAGTTGCTTCTGTACCTATTTCATATGGTCCAGCTGACATTTTAAAAATCACAGTGACATTTAATTATGATAGATATACAATTATTAGAGAAAATCAAACAGGTAGTTCAAGTTCTGGGTCATCACAACAATCATCTACAGAAACATCCGTAACAAATACAACTAGCGGAAGACCAAGTTCAAACTCCGGAAGAGTAGGAGTATTGAGAGTAAAACAAGCAAAAGGTAATATCACTCCTGCTGAAGAAAGGGAATTAAGAGGACTAACAAATCCATGATAAATAATCACAACTGAATTTCTATAGGTTATTATGCCTTTACCAAAGATCTCTACACCAACATATGAGTTGGACTTGCCCTCTACTGGAAAAAAAGTTAGATACAGACCATTTCTAGTTAGAGAAGAAAAAATTCTGATTATGGCACTAGAATCAGAAGATATGAAGCAAATTTCAGGTGCTATTGTTCAGATTTTGTCAGATTGTCTTCTGACCAAAAATGTAAAAATTTCTGAACTATCTACGTTTGATATTGAGTATTTGTTCCTTAACGTTCGTGCCAAATCGGTTGGTGAAACTGTTGAAGTCAATGTAACTTGTCCTGATGATGGTGAGACTCAAGTTCAGATGGAAATCAATATTGATGATATTAAGGTTCAAAAGGATTCAAATCACAGCAACATTATTAAATTGGATGATTCTCTCTCAATGAAACTTAAGTATCCATCATTGGAACAATTTGTTGAGAATAACTTTGAAATCAATGAAGTAGGTGGTGATGTTGATAAGTCGTTAGCAATGATTACGTCTTGTATTGATGCGGTTTATGATCAAGAAGAGTCGTGGAGTGCCTCTGACTGTACAAAGAAAGAACTTCAAGAATTTATTGAACAGATGAATACTAAACAGTTCAAAGAAATTGAGACTTTCTTTACGACGATGCCTAAACTTTCTCACACAATCAAAGTTAAGAATCCAAAGACTAAGGTTGAAAGTGATGTAGTCCTGGAGGGTCTGGCGAGTTTTTTCACTTGAGTATGGCTCATACTAGTCTTGAGTCATACTATAATGTCAATTTTCAGTTGATGCAACACCATAAATATTCATTAACTGAGCTTGAAAATATGATGCCTTGGGAGCGTGAAGTTTATGTCTCATTACTTCAAACTTATATTGAAGAAGAAAACCTAAAGGCAAAGCAATCTAGTGGCATTTGAAAGTCCCATCTATAAGGCACCATCAATACCGAAGATTAGTAGTAGGAACATTTCATCTTCGGTAATTCGTGGTGCTGAAGCTGTTTCAAGTGCTGCTACTCCAAGACTTAGAAGATCAAGTTTTAGATTTTTACAAAGACCAAAACTACAAGGAACTCAAGGTTCACTTAAACTTGAGACAAATCAACTAGACGCATTACAAGAGACGAATAGAATTCTTGTAGAAATTCAGAATCAACTAGCAATAGATTTTGCTACAAGAATTGCAGAAAGAAAGCAAGCAATTCGTGGTATCAAAAAACAAACTGAGAAAGAAAGAGTAAGTAAAAAAGAAGCATCAATTGAATCAATAAACAAATTTAATCAAGGAGTTGGTAATTTCTTTGATAAGGTCACTGCTCCTGCCAAAAATATATTCCAAAAGTTAATTGACTTCTTTGGAATTATTGTATCTGGTATTGCCATTAACACGGCATTTACTTGGTTATCTGATAAGAATAATCAAAAGAAATTGTCAGAAACTCTTAGTTTTGTAGGAAAATATTGGAAAGAAATAGTTGGGGTCTTGGTTGGACTTCAACTGATTTCTGTGGTTGCCAAATTAATAGCAGCTATACAAGTAGTTTCAGCAGTTTTATTAAATCCTGTTCTGTTAGGAGCATTAGGTGGAATTATTCTTGCCGCCGCCGCAATAGAAGATAGAAAAAGAAGAGACAGAGAAAGAGAAAAACGTCAATTAGAGTATGAAAAGGCAATAACTGGAACAAATTACGAAACAAGTGTGTCTGGAAAACCAGCACAAATCGTACCATATAACCCACAGAAGTATAGAGAAACATCTATTCTTGATTTTATTGGTCGTGGAATGAGTGCGACTTTTTCAAGTGGTGGTACAATACCTAATTTACCTTCATATAACTTTAGAGCGAGTGTAATTAAACAGTATCCAAATATCATTCAAAGATTTTCTAGTGGTGGATCCGTTGGTGGTAAAGGTTCTGGATTGGTTGATAGTGTGAGAGCAATGTTGGCTCCTGGTGAAGAAGTTATTCGTTCGTCAGCAGCAAACTTATTCAGACCACTATTGAAAGATATTAATGATAACTCTGGAAGACTTTGGGCATCTTTTAGTCAAGGTGTCCGTGAGATGCTTGATGGTAATAAGACTTTAAAGATTGTTATTATTGACCTTCAACAACAATTGACCAAATTTAAAGATCAACTAGATCAATTTATCAATGATGTTAAGTTTAAAAAAGTTGATGATGCTACTGGTGGAGGTTTTTCTACAACAAATAGAACAAAACAAATACAAGTATCTTCGCTTGATCAAGGTAGTCCAAAAAAACCAACTGACATACTGCGTCCTGTAGTAAAAGAAATTAAAGCACAGAGTATTAGAAAACCAAAGAGAACTCCAAAGGCACCAATTATAATTCCTATGACCGCTCCACCAATAGTTCAAGGTGGTGGAGATGAGTTAGTTCAACCTTCTGGTGGAACGGCAACAGAAGAACCAACGATTGGATCTGTTAATACGATGAATCCTTATATGAGAATAACTTCAAAAATATATGGGATTTTTGTATAACGTATGGAAACACAACAGTTATATCAACTAAAATTAAATTCTACCAATATCAAAAGTTCTTTAATTGGTTACAATAAGCAGTTAAGAAAACTAAGACTTGATGAAAATAAGTTATTGGTTGATAGAGAGAAAAAGTCACAATTATCAGACAAAGAAAAAAAATTAGAAGCACCTGGAAAAGGACTGATTGAAAATATAAAATCTAGAATTGTTGCCGGTCCAATGAGTTTCTTTGATAAAGTCAAAGAATTTTTTGGAATTATTTTAATTGGTATAGCAATTAACAATCTACCTGCGATTGTTAACAAAGTTACCGAAGTTGGAAAAACATTAATTGATGTTGCTAATTCAATTGTTGGTGTTATTACTGCGACAGTAAATGGTGTCAACGGATTTATTAGTATTATTCAAAGTTTACCAGAAGCAACAAAAAACAAATTAATTGAAGGAAAAAATCAATTAGAACAATTGATTTTAGATATGAATAAAATTATTGATCCACTGAATGAACAATATACAAAGTTTAATAAAGACTTAAATTCCAAATCTAGTAGTACACCCAGTTCAAATCAGCCAGGTCAATCCAATCCCCAATCACAGGAAAACCCACAAGGAAAGGCAAAAGGTGGAACGATTTCAAATATTCCATCACAAAAAGGAACTGGTAGAGGTAGTCCGACAGACAGAGTGAATGTTTCAAGAGGAACTACTGATACAAAAGTTACTTCTTCACCATACGCAAGACCTGGTGGATCTCCAAAACTTAGACAAGCAAGACAATCATATAATGCTTTTGGAGAATTCTTTAATCTATCAAAAGAAAATAAAGAAAATTACCTACTACTTGAGTCATCTAGTGATACTTTTAATGGGGTGAATAAATCTTTTGAAACTTTCTTAACACAATTAAGAGATTTACAACTGACTAAACCATTTAAAACAACTCCGATGACCTCCCCACAATCACAACAACCAATTCCAACAACAGGTCAGACAGGAACAGTTTCTATTGATACAAGTGAAGTGATTGGCACAGTTGGGTATACTGGTTACACTGATCCTATAGGACCAGGTGGATCACACCTTCATATTGAAAGAGTTGGTGATTATAATCTTGGCATACCTGGTAATGTAAAAAAGAATATATTAGTAGAAGGTATTCCAATGACAAGTAGATTGAGATTTACTTCTGGAATTGGTCCTAGATGGGGTAGAATTCATAAGGGTGAAGATTATGCTGGAAATCCCGATCAGAGAATTACTCTAACAGGTGGATTAAAATTCTTGAAATTTATGCCAGATTCTGGTAGTGGTTATGGTAATCAAGTTTATATCCAAGCACCAGATGGATCACAATATACTTTAAACCATTTAAATTCTGGTCCTGCTAATCTACAACAACTTTTACAACAACAGAAAAAACAACAGCAAATTCAACAAGCACCAGTATCACCTTATCAAGTTCAACCTGGACAACAGGGCCCAACAATTTCACCAGAGACATCCTTCCTTTTGGAAGAAGAAGAGGATATTCAGATTGTGATGGTCAATACAACCCAACAAATTATTCAACAAGGTAAAACAAGAACTGTTGTGGTAAATAGTAGTAGAAAAGATCCATTTCCATCATCATCTCCTAATCTTGCTCCTCTCCCAGATATTTGGAACGTGTAATATATGTCAGCATTAAAAAGATCTCAGGTAGACGCATTAACAATCGTAAAAAATGGAAATAGTGTAGATATTTCTCCACCTAGAACGATTGCTTTTCAATATTATGAGAGTTTATTTTCTCCAGTCGTTACCGCAAACTTACTTGTTGTTGATACTGGTATTCCTGCTGGAAATTCAGTATCATCCAGTCAGAATAAACAACAAATTTCCGGAACTTTATTGAGTTCTTTACCTATAACTGGTAATGAAATTATGGAGTTTAAATTTACCACTAAACTTGGAAAATTAGACTTCCAAAAATTTCCTCTACGTGTTGATGGTGCACCAGGATTTGCCAAAGAATCTAATAGAGAATCCTATGCAATATCATTAATATCACCATATTCATTTGTGAATGAAAAAACAGCGGTATACAAAAAGTATACACATCTTATTTCTGAATCTGTGCTTAAAATCTTAAGAGAACAACTTAAAGTTCCTCAAAGTAGAATCAATATAGATCCAACAGAAAATACTTATAACTTCAATGGAAATAGTAAAAATCCATTTTTTATTTTATTTAACTTAGCAGCAAAATCAGTTTCATTAAATGAAAAGGATCCTGGATACTTTTTTTATGAAACTCAGAATGGATTTAACTTTAGATCAATTTCTAGCTTGATATCCAAAACTCCTCAATATACTTATAGACAAACTTCGGTTTTAAGAGATGATGATCCACAATCTGACTTTAAAATTTTATCAATGACTCAGACAAAAAACCAAAGTATTTTGAGTGCCTTAAAGTCAGGTGTTTATTCTTCTAGAAATATCTTTTTTGATCCAAGAACTTTTAAGTATGACGAAGTAATTATTAGATTGAGAGAAAAAAAATTAAATAAGTATCTTGGAAAACAAGCAGAAATTGCTGAAGACTTTGATGATTTTACAAGAACTCATTATCATATCTTAGACATTGGATCTTTGGATGATGGTATTTCTATCCGAACAAATAATGATCCAAAAAGATGGCAAGCAGAGGCAACAACGAGATATAATTTACTATTCAATCAAGTTGTTCAAATCAATGTTCCTTGTAATCCAAATCTTGTAGCAGGAGATGTTATTAATTGTGATTTTCAATATGTCACTCTTGGAGATAAAAATATTTCTCCTTTTGACGAACATCTAAGTGGTAAATACTTAATATTACATTTGTGTCATAGTTTTGATTTAAGTGCCGGTGGTAAATCAATTACATCGTTAACTTTAGTGAGAGACACTTACGGGAAGTATACAAAGTAATGGAAAATATAGGATTTGCTGGAATTAACTATCAGTGGTTTATTGGACAAGTTCCTCCAAACCAAACTCTAGATAAGACTGATCCTGATGGTTGGGGTGATAGAGTTAAAGTCAGAATTGTTGGAATGCATAATAAAGCAGGAGCAATCACACCAGATGAACAACTACCTTGGGCGATTGTAGAGAGACCAACATCTCAAGGAAATGCTAGTAGAGGATCAACTGGACTTACGGGTGGTGAATGGGTGCGTGGATATTTCTTAGATCCATTTAACCAAGTACCTGTAATTACTTCGGTATTAGGTAGAGGAACCTACGAAAACAATGTATCATTACAAATAGTCAAAGAAAGAAAGTCAACTGAATTTGAGAACATCACAAGATTCAATTCTTTTGCTCCTTATAGTGGTCAAATGAGAGGTGGAAATAAACCAGTAACACCAGCACAACCAACAAAGCAGGAGTTTGAACAAGCAAAAGACTCTATGACATTTGATGCTAGTAAGTTGTCCACATCAACAGAGATAGCAAGAGATTATACAGCAAAAGATAAAGCAGAAGACCAATTACTTCTCAGATCTATTCAGAGGGGAGAACTTGGACCAGTTCCAAGAGAACAGATTGATGCCATTATTAATCGTATCAATGGTGTTGGTGGGCAAGTTCGTGGTGTCTAATAAATATCAGAACAAGGAGGTAAATTGATAAATGGCAGATGTAAGACCAAGAGGTGTTGCCAGTTGGTATGGTCCTGGATTTTATGGTAATAGAACAGCGGATGGCACTGTCTTAACAAAAGACAGTCTATGGGTAGCACATAAAACTCTACCATTTGGAACAAAAATAAGATTTACTAATCCCCAAAACGGAAAATCAATTGTTCTTACTGTAAAAGATAGGGGTCCTTTTATCTCTGGTAGAGATTATGATTTAACTGAAAAAGCAGCAGAACTGATTGGTCTTAAAACAGGACCAAGATCAGGAACAGGATCTCTTTTAACTACAGAAGTTGCTAAAAATACAAGAACTGGCACAGTGAGGCAACTTGATAGACCAAATTTGACTGCTTTACAAGAAAGGGCAAACGCAGAAGAAGTAGCAAATCCACCAGAAACAACAGACACTCAAAACCCAACTTATGTGGAGAGTGGTACAAGTCCTAACGGGCAACCTTTATATATTGTCACACCACCAGATGGAACTCCATATTCAACCAACAACTTACCACCAAATGCTGTACGTTTAGAAGATAGTACATCAACTTCACCAGGAAGCACGGAACCAACAATAACTTATAATGTTGATTACTCAGAGTTTACGTTCAATGAACTTCAAGATCAATTTAAATTCCTAGAAGATCAATACACTCAATTAGAAAACCAATATCAGCAAAGAGAGGCAGAAAATCTTGATCTAACACCCGAAGAACTTGAAAAACTAAAAAAGATAAAGACTTATCAGGCAGAACTATTAGCAGAAATAAGAAAAAGACAAGACTGGGCAAGAGAAGATTGTCCTGTAGCATCTGAGACAACTACATCTTGGTCTCCCGAAGAAAAGAAGTGTAGAGATGGATATAACTATACAGCACTGAGAGCATTAGAAGCGGAACTTGAAAAGCAAATACAAGAATTACCAGATCCTTGTGGAAAAAGCACTCTATCTGGAATCAATAATGCTTTATTGAATTTCTTTGAAACATTAAAGACAATCAAGAAGTATTATAATGTTTATGTGAAGGGAGCAGTAAATAGAATACAGAACATCACCAATCTTGTTGCCAGGACAAGTCAGATTATCGCATCAATCTTGAAACTACTTGTTCAAAGAATGCGTAATTATATTATGAATCTTCTTCGTAAATTGATTGAAAAAACAATTGATAGAATCCTTAACAAACTATCAAAGGCACTGAAGAACACATTTATCAAAGCAATCATTGACGCTATTATTTGTAAGTTCAATGAGATTATCAAGGGATTATCAAATCTCGTTGTTGATTTCTTGTATGCGATGATCGGTAATGTGATCAATGCTCCTATATGTGCTGTTGAGCAATTCACAAATGCTCTGATCAATAATCTATCTGCTAAAATTGATGAGGCAATTCAACCAATCGTTTCTGCGATTAATGATGTGCTCGGTGGTGTTGCTAAAATTGCTGGAAAAGTATTTGAAGCAATTGACTTTATTCTTGGATTTGAAGCATTCCTTTGTGCCAAACCAAAGTGCCCACAAATTAAGTCTTGGATTCCTGGCACTGGAGTCACACCATCAGCAATAGAAGATTTTAGTAATAACTTCTTACCAATTCCAGATGCTGGTCAAATTGAAGAGACTATATTAGGTGGTGTTGATTCTGCCATTGGTGGACTTCTGCCAGGAGTTTCAATTTTTGGAGATGAAAGAATTGAAGGAAGCGATCTTGTCAGCGGTAATGTTCCGCCAGGAGTTCAGTGTTTTCCAGGTGCTTTCCGTTGTGGTCCACCAAAAGTTGAATTCTTTGGTGGTAATGGGGTAGGAGCAGTTGGAAATGCTGTTATTAACTCTGTTGGTGAAGTCGTTGGCGTAGATTTATCTTATGGTGGTAGAGGATACACTGCTCCACCATTTGTGACCTTTAAAGATACTTGTTCTGATAACAGTCCATCTGGAAGTGGTGGGTATGGAGCATCAGGATATACAGTTATTAATAATGATGGTGAAGTTGTTCAAGTCATAATGGTCAACGGTGGGACAAGATATTTAAATACACCTTCTGGTTTCACAGAATTTGGGCAACCAACAGAGCAACTTCTACCAAATGAAGAAGTTGTCACAAGAGAATATGTGACTTGTCTGGATGAAATTCAGATTCTTGATACAGGTATTGGATACTCTCTGACTGATAGTGTTTCCATTACTCCTGATGTTGCTGGATTACAAGTCAAAGTGCAGATTACAGAAATTGGACAGATTGTTGCGATGGAAGTTCTTTCTTCTGGATGCGGATTTGGTGAAGTTCCAGAGATCACAATAAATAGTGATACTGGAGCAGGATTAAAGGTTCGTCCTGTAATGAGATTTGTGAATAGAGATCAATATCTCCAAGAACAACCTGACTTTAATCCCACAAGACTCATTAAAGTTATTGACTGTGTATTAAAATAATGACAAAGAAAAGACCACCAGAGTATATACTTTATGATGGAGCACATGGTTCAGCTTTCTTTGGTCCAGGTGGTCCAAAAGAAGTTGATGATGGAACAGAGTTTAGACTTGCTGTTCCTTCTAATTCAACCTGCAAATACACAAGTGATGGGGGTAAGACTGAACATATTCAAGGTAGTAACATCGTTACTTGTGGACATAATGCTCTAAAGGGAAGAGACAAGGCAGAAGATGAGGCAGTAGGATACGGTGTCTACTGTGAAAACGGAGATCTAGTTCTATGTGCCCCATCAGGTAATTTAAAGATTCTTGCCAGAAACATCTATATTGAATCTCGTGGTTTTGATACTGATGATGGTTCTTTTTTACTTAAGGCAAACGGTGGAATCACCATAGATAGTGGTGAGCAACTGACACTATCAGGTACAAAAGTCTGTGTCAGAGGGCAGGCAGAGATTAATTTAGTCACGGATCACTTCATTAATATTGTTGGTGAGATTCAGCAGGGAGGATCTCCACTTTCTGAATTACTCAGTGCTTTTATTCCCTCAGTGTTTGCTGATTTACTCAAAGGTGTAGGACAGAGTTGTAAGTAAAATGTTTGCTAATTCAGATTCGTTTAATCTATCAGTCATTCATCCAGTTTTTGATACGGCTTTGCCGATTCCAGATTTTATTCGGAGTTTGTTTCCAGGAACTGCATCAATTTATGCTGGATATTTTGGTACAGGATCCTTACCTACTTTAGGAACAACAGTTATTGGTGCTGGACCTGCTCCAGATAAACCATTGACAATGAATACTTTAGGATTGAATTTACACAATGGAGTCACAACACAACTTGGTGCTCATATTACATCTGGAGAAAACGTCACACTTGGCATTGAATTAAGATCTGCTGTTGTTTCAAATTCTCTTAAAGCAAAAGAAAGCTCACTCATTGGAAAAAACACTAATATTGTTGGTAAAAATGTCAACATTGGTGGACAAGACATCTATATGGGTGGACCAACAATCAATATAGACGCTTTTTCTGGAAGTCTTCGCATCGGAGACGATGTTCTATCAGCAAAAAAAGATTTTGACATTCCCCACCCTACGAAAGATGGATGGAGATTAAGGCACGTTTGTATAGAAGGACCAACTGCGGATGTATACTATAGAGGAAAAGTATCAGGGAATATCATTGAACTTCCAGATTATTGGAAAGGATTAGTTGATGAAGAGACAATTACAGTCACTCTGACTCCAATCGGTGAGTATCAGCAACTGTTTGTGGAGTCAATTGAAGACAATCGGATATATATTAAAAATCATCTAGACACCTCAACACATTGTTATTACCTTGTATGTGCTGAAAGAAAGGATGTTGAAAGAAATATCCCAGAATATCAAGGTGGTTATGAGGATTATCCAGGCAACAATAGCGACTATATTAACTATCAGATGAATAGACTATGACAACAGGAGCACCCAAAGAAGTTCTTAAGTATCTTCAAGAGGATCTAGATTCTCTGAATACTTATAACACAAATCAAATTCAAGAAACTCCTACAGAAACTCTGACTTACAAAGAGATTAGTCAAAATGATGATGGAACTTGGACACAGAACGATAATATTGTAGAAAATCCTGTTAAACTTCCTCTTGATCAAAAAAGAGCAGACATACTAGATTTAGAAAATAAGATCACCAGTTTTAAAGAAAGTGCTGCGATTCTTGACAATAAAATTCTAGATCTGAATAATCAAATCAATTTTAAGAAGTCTCAAATTGTAAGTTTGGTATCTTCTGCGGTTGGTCTTGGTTGCTCTGTCGGTTTAACAACTACGAGTTCTGCTGCCCTCATCGTCAATAGTGTTCAGATTGGATTTGGAAGCACTGTTTATCAAGATCAGGCAAAAAATAAAGTTTATAGTGGTCTTACGGACTACACTGCTAGAAACCCATTTACATCAGACTCTACAGTTACATTATCATCTTCTAATGTTGGTGATGGGTATGCGTCCATAACATCAAATAATGATGGATCTAATGTAGGAACTTATAGAACAGTCTTTACAACAGGGCATCCTGGAGGAATTAGTGCGACTTGTGTAGGATACGCAAACTCAATTAGTAGTATTGCTGCTGAACTTACATCTTTAAGATCTCAAAGAGACTCATATTTGACTAATGTAAGCACCGTAAAAGATGGAAAGTTAGGAGAAGAAATTATTTTATGGGGGGAGAAGTCTGCTGATGGGAGAATAGACGCTCTCAAAACCAGTACCACATCCTTAATGAATTCTATCAATTCCGTTCCCGACTTCCAGTGACCCTTGACAGGCGCCCCCAGATGCCCTATAATATGTGGGTAATCAACGAAACCACCCCATGACTGCCAACACCGAAGAGTTTCTATCCCGCTGTGTCGTGGATACTCTGGCACGTAAGTTTTATTTGTATTCTAGTGAAGGTGACGAGCGAATCGTAGAATGTGAGACTGTTGATCAGTTTATGAGTGTCCTGGATGTTGTCAGGAATCAAGTAAGCGAAGATTGTCTTGCCTACGCTAACCCTCTTTGAAAAATGGAAGTTTTCACTGTGGAAGAGTTTCAAGAAAGATTTGATGAACTTATGAGTCGTGTAGAGAACGGCGAGCACATAGGAATCGTTAATGAGGACGGGCAGGCAGCAGTGATGATGCCCGTTGATGACGAACTCATACGAATACACACTGAGTTAAACAACGAGGCACAGTAGTATTTGTAGGGGAGTATAGCTTAATGGTTAGAGCGGGCTCCTTATAAGGGCTTAGTCTGGGTTCAACTCCCAGTATTCCCATTGCTATTCGGTATTTGCGAATAGCGAATGCTCGTTTACCCATCTGGTTGAAGGGACCGATCTCATAAATCGGCAGAGGTCAGTTCAATCCTGACAACGAGCACTTGCCGTGGTTCATAACTTATGATAGAATCCAGTGAGGCATCTATCAAACAGTTTTGATTTAGTCTCACAAACACACGGCATTCTTGACCATAAAGACTTTCTGAGTTATAATGGTCTTACATCACGGGGCGGTGATGAAATCGGTAAACATTCCGGTCTTAAAAACCGGTGGCGCAAGCCTTGCGGGTTCAAGTCCCGCTCGCCCTACTTAAAACAGTAAACTTTATAAATAATAATAGCGTCTACCATTTAAATGACTAGCAGATATACTTATAGTGAAGAAGAACTTCGTGAGGCAGTAAAAACATCTACTAGCATTCGTCAGGTATTGGATAAGTTAAATATTGTCCCTGCTGGTGGAAACTATCAAACAACTAATAGAAGAATTCAAAAATTAGATATTGATATATCACATTTTAGTGGACAGGCTTGGAATAAAGGAAGAGTTATTGGTCCAAAAAGACCTATTGAAGAATATTTAAAAGAAAATTCTGTAGTTCAGTCGTTTAAGTTAAAAAATCGTCTAATAACAGAAGGTCTTAAACAACATAAGTGTGAATGCTGTGGTATAACCGAATGGATGGGAAAACCAACACCTATTGAACTTGATCACATAAACGGCAATCACCACGATAATCGTTTAGAAAACCTTCGTATCCTGTGCCCCAACTGTCACGCTCAAACGGATACTTACAGGGGTAAGAATAAAAAATAAATAAGATATATGGGAAAACCCCTATGTCTTATCGTATAGATCACGCATATTGCTGGTACAATGATGGCAGTATGATTGTGAAAATGTATTTCATCAATCACGTTCCTTTTACGTTTGATGAAATGCCTGATGGCCATTTGTATGATTTAGATCTTTGTAGAGCAGCAGATAAGAATCGCACATTTGAACCAGACGATTTATACAGAAGTTCCTTCTATCTGATAGATGAGGAGGTTCATCCTTGCTTCTTTCCAGTTGAGTTAGAGAACCCTGAAGATATGCCAGATGACATTGAATATGAATATAATGAAGAGGATTTACTGGGATAAATAAAAGATAGAAATATTTTGGCGAATATAATCCGATGCCTCTTAATAAATTAGAGAATTTTGTTAAAAACACAGAGGGAAGAATTCTCTACGTTAATCCAAATGACATTGACGCAACTGATAGTATTTCAAATCAGGGAAACTCCCTAACCCAACCTTTCAAAACAATTCAAAGAGCTCTTATTGAGTCGGCAAGATTCTCATACTTGAGAGGCAGCAATAACGATATTACAGAAAAAACAACCATTCTTCTGTTTCCTGGCGAGCACGTCATTGATAACAGACCTGGTTTTGCGATCAAAGATGTAGGTGGTGTTGCGACTGCGGTATCACCATCAGGAGCAGAGACGGCAGCACAAGATACTCTGACTCTGACATTATCCTCTAACTTTGATATCACACAAAACGACAACATTCTCTACAAGTTTAACAGTATTAATGGTGGTGTTGTTGTTCCAAGAGGTACATCTATCGTTGGTCTTGACTTAAGAAAGACCAAACTGCGTCCAAAGTATGTTCCAAACCCAACTGATACAAGCGTAGAAAAGTCAGCGATCTTTAGAATCACTGGTGCTTGTTACTTCTGGCAGTTCTCTCTGTTTGATGGTGATGAAACTGGTCTAGTTTATACGGATGATGCTGATTTCTCTGCGAATAATCAGTCAAAACCAACATTCTCTCACCATAAACTGACTTGCTTTGAGTATGCTGATGGTGTCAATATCCCACAGGGATATGCGATCACCGATCTTGATATGTATTATAGCAAACTATCAAACGCATTTAATAGTGCGTCTGGTAGAGATATTGATCAAAAGTACCCATCCGATACTCTTGGATTTGCCAAGCAGCGTCCAGAATGGGAAATCGTTGGTGCTTTTGCTCCCGATCCAGTTAATATTTCTGCGATTATTTCTGGAGATGGATCAACTCCAGGAACCGTTATCACCGTAACAACCACATCGGCACACGGATTTACTGCTGGAACTCCAATTAAGATTAATGGAATCAGCACACTAGATTATAAC